TGTCCTTCTTTGGACTCGATATTACTTCCCAACCGCAGATCAATCAGGAGGCAGCTCGTTTCGGAAGCGCGACTGATGTTCTAGCTACGCTAGATCTAAGCGATGCTTCTGACTCAATAGGTTTACCTATGTTAGCTTGGGCCCTGCCACGTCCAGTATTGGATGTGTTACGGTTGCTTAGGTCCCCTTATGGGACCCTAGCTAACGAGCTGCTGGAATTGAACATGGTATCTACCATGGGGAACGGTTTTACGTTCCCTCTGGAGACCATAATCTTTTCCAGCGTCGTTGTCGCCTGTATCAAGTCTTTCCGGGTTAAACCGGTTCGACCGTACAGTTCGGATATCCAAAAACTTTCCAGTGATGAACTGGTCGGTTATTGGGGGGTCTTTGGAGATGACATCATATGTCATTCGCGAGTGGCCTATCGGGTCACTCGCCTCCTTGACCTTCTTGGATTTTCCGTTAACCGCGACAAGTCCTTTGTTGAAGGCGTCTTTCGCGAGTCTTGTGGTCGTGACTTCTTTAAGGGTCACGATATCCGAGGAGTTTACATAAAACGACTCGGAACACCGGAATCTCGCTATGTTGCTATCAACAATCTGAACGTTTGGAGTGCCAAGGTAGGTATTTACCTGCCCAACACTATCAAGCGGCTAGTGGACTCAGTTCGGTGGCTTCCCGTGCCGCCGGCTGAGAACCATGATGCTGGAATACGAGTTCCTTTTTTGATGGTCAAAGAAAGCGCTTCGAGAAGTCGGAAACTTGGCCAATCGATTATATATCGACGTCAAGTTGCCAACCCGAAGCGCATGACCATTAAGGAGGGGGAAATTCGTGTTCCTAAACGGACGAAGAGACGATTCTATAACCCTGAAGGGTTATTGTTAGCGTTTCTTCATGGCAGCGTACGTGATTGCTGTATATCCCTTAGGCAAAGGGACGTGCGGTATCACGCGAAGCGGGGTGTTACTCCCTTTTGGGACTACATCCCGCCTACGAGCGACATTGCGTTGCTCGCAGATGGACCGCGCTGGGAGAGCGCGGTGATGGTCAACATCAGTTGACCATTTGGGGTTGGTCGCACACGTTACAAGGTAGGGGTTGATCCCACCACTGTCCTAGCAGTGGGGTCTTCCCTCAACTTGGCTCGTGTGCGGCCGCTGGCTTAACGCCATGGGGTATTGCTGCC